CATCACTACACAAAAACAAATCATTCTTCAATCCCAGAATCTTCCTCTTCACTAGAACTTTCAGCGCTAAGCGCTATATCAGAGTCTACTAGTTTAAAGAAAGATACCTGGTCCTCATACCCAAAACTCGAATCTTGAACTCAACATTCAACGTAACATCTGAACTTGTTTCAAGGCAAAAAGAAATCATAGGTCTATCGCTTGCGATAGGTCTAATCTGAGTGCTCAATGTATCCTCCGGAATCATTGTAATCACTTGGCGAGAAAGATTGTACACAGTACTAGTATAATTTACTCCATTCTCTTTCATAGATAAAACATCAATATCCAAATTTGCGCCGGATTCACAGAATCCAGCTTTTACAAAAACCGACTCGGCTTTAGGTGCAAAGATGAGTTTAATGGAAACCAATTCAACAGTTCCACAACCCAACAAAGCCCCTTCCATCCAGGAATCCAACGTTTTCTTGTAAGTTTGACCAGCAGTAACGGTAACATAAACCAAGTCAGTGAAATTGTGAGTCGCTTGCTGAATAACAGGGTTCGGAGCAGAATTCGTAACACTTGCGGTACCAGAAAGTTGAACTGCCATAATTTGATAAGATCACAAAGCTGTATGTCTAATACGCCATCATGGCCGTAATAGACAGGGCTTCACGATAATCATTTCTGGTTTGTTCGCTTCCTGCAACATTTGAGAGGGCGTTTCCTGCATTCTCAAAATACTCCTCCATCTTCGTAGCATCTTCGTAAAACATCGCTGCATTGTTCTCATCTTTCACTTCCCCATCGATCTTGAGCAAAGACCAATCCACGTGAGTTTTAATCCCCTCTTTTCGGAGATTAAACATGATACGAGTCATGATTTGGTGTGCCGCAACTTCATCCTCATCCAGAAGTTCAGCAATCAGGTCCGTCTTCGCATAATTGAACGCCCACAGATGGAAATAACCGTCAATAGCAATCTCTCCTTCCCCGTTAGCAATTTTCTTCAAAAATCGCTTGCAGAGAATGATCGGATCTTTGAACAACTGCCCACGCTTGACGATAAAGGAAGTAAAATCACCTCTGTCGGAAACGTAACGTTTGTCGATCGAGGGATCAAGATGTCGTACTTTGATGTAGTCACTTGATAGACCACCATAAGTTGCCCTCAAGATATCATCGCCTCCATTCGCCATTGGTAACCCCGCTGGTAAGTCGTACATCGCGCATTCTCGGGCCGCCGAGGATAACGAATTGATCAAGTATGTCCAAATCTCACCTGAATCCGTCATGATGGCAAGAATTTTGTGACCAATTTGTTTACTCATCTTGTCTCGTTGAAACTCCTCGATCATGTACTCCGGAAAACTGAACCATCTCATCAATTGCATGAAAAAGTAAACAGCCCATCCTTGTACAGCTTGATCTTGTCCTTTCTGGTCGTTCATCTGATAACTGGCGTCAACTGGGAAATGTTGTGAAACCCACTCCCCAAATTCTTCTGGAGTTCGCTTGGCTTGGAAGTACCAATAGTGAGGGCTATTCGCCATCAACTTGTCCAAAAGATATATGCCAAACGGGCCATGCTTGAAAGTGTACTCGTCAGCGTGAATAACAACTGGTTGTAAAGGCTTGGCTACACTGAAACCGCGATCCTTGGCTTTCCACTGCGTTTTCGCAGTTATCGTTAGAGGGAAATCCTGGTCAGCTCGGTTCAAACTCATCTTTTTCAGTGCAACACTGCGATCCCCCCTACGAAACTGGAATGCTTCAATGGACTTTTGATATTTCAGCTCATCCCACGGCACGGGCACAGTCCATCCCATGTAACGCATGAAAGCTCCCCAACACAACTCGCCAAAAGCGCGTTGCTCATGGAATTGCGCATAGTTTCCTTCAACTGTCGAGAAACGAATGCGTTGTTTGACTGCCGCTAAGAAGGAAGCACGATCGCTCGCTTTCTGATCAAGCCCCCAATTCTTGGTTGAAGGTGAAACATACAGCGGATTCTCATCCAAAGGTTTGCTTCGCAACATACTGAAAAGCGCTGCCCATCTTTCCTTCCGGTTCGCTCCAATCATCTCATCGGCCATTCGTGTCATCAGGGTGGTTGCATCTTTCCGCAATTGTGGCGTGTCAGGAAGTTGTTCCGAGAACTCTTTTTCAAACAACTCTGCTTCGTAACGTTCCAAAATCTGCGCATTCTGATCCTCTTCAAACATCTCTCGCTTCTCCGCAGGTAAATGTGTTGGCAAACGGTAATCAGCAGGTTTGAAATCATATGGTTGCCATTCTTCCTCGTCGAACTCTTCAGTCTCATCTATGTGCAACCAAAAATCAGGCCGGTCTTGATAAGCCTCCTCGTCGTAACGCAAACGGGCACCAGATCGCTGGTTGTCATCGGGATCGATGAAATGCTCAAGCAAATCCTCAGGATAGAAGTGCTTGACATGTTCCCAATTTTGCAGTTTGGTAGGTGGACCACTGAGAACCATGGCCATGCTAGGCGGCATTGGTTGAGTCACCGAAAAGATATTCACCATATGTTTCTGGTCCCATTCAACTGGCTTTCCTGGCTCATAACGTTCTCGATAATGCCGCAACTCACGGAAGACTGCATTGGCCTCTTCATACGCCTCACTTCTTCCGTTGTTCCTCCACTTGTAAACGAATAGAATATGCTGTGACCTTGTCATTGCGGTATATATCAAACGATGATCTGCCATTCGCAAAACCGCTTCGTCAACCTCGATGATGGCAAAAGGAAATTCCAAACCCACAGATCCAGCATACGTGTTGTTGTCGCCTCCACGCAATTGGTCAGCCCAGACGGTGCCTACATGTGCAGCATAAAATTCCCCCCTTTCCTCCCAAAGTCGGATGATAACGTCAGGTGCAACATTTGGAAAGTACTGGAAAATATCTTCTGCTGTAATCGGCATCACATTTGAGAAATGCATGGAAGTCCATTTTCGCGAGAAGGTCGGAATACCAAAGAAATTGGCAGCAGCTGTGGGTCGCCACGTACCAACGAGGTAGTACTTGCAATATTTCATGTAGTACTCCAGCTCTCCCAACAAATCGGTACGATTCAACAAGCAATCAGAGTTAGGTTCATGCCACGTGCTTTGCCAAGGATCTCCAAGGAAGATATGGAAACGACATTCAGGATTCAAGATATGGAACAAAGCCATATAGCCTTTCGGAAACCGATTTTCGTCAGTGACAATCAAATTGGCCCCGGCGTACTTGGCTAGTGCCTTCTCGAATGTGGTAACCATCATTCCAGGCATCTTGCGTCCGTTGACAACTCGCAAAGCATCCAAGCCGTCACGCCACATCTGAGCTAGAGCGTTAGTTGGTTCGATGACCGTAAAGTCTCCCAACACTCTGAATGGTTTGAGCTCCCTTTTCAATCTTGACGATTTCCGACATCCAGGCTGCCCTGCGATGACCGCCATGAACTTCTTCGTAGTTGCGGGCACATCCGTGGATGCAGACCATTCTTTCAGTTGATCCATGTTGATTGGTTGAGATAACAATCCTGTCGTTCCTGCCTCTAAAGCACGCGCATACTCCGCCGCTCGGTCTCTTTCGGGTTTCCATTCTACCCAATGTAAAGCGGGCCATTTACCCAAATTCTGAATCAAACGCTGCTGACTGGCTGTTCCCAATCGTGGCGGCGTAAGAGGTTTGACAATAGCCAAACCTGGTGGTTTTGATATACAAACAATGTGCGTTCCGTCCCATTTAAGAAGCACTTTGTGATTTGGATCTCGAACTCCGTAACTCTCGGTAATCAACCCATGATCGTCAACTACGTCCACGCGAACCCCATAATGCAATGCAACAGGCCAGATAGCCTTGTGCGCCAAGAAATTGTGCGCGTGCAGTTCACTGCGAGGAAAGAAAGATAACATTTGGAAGAAAACCTCAGAAGTAGTCTTTCCAAGACCTTGAGCTAATGCCACGAGCAAACAATCCTCGGCCGGGTACTCAACGATCGGGAACTCGACAACTTCTTGATAGGGCACTTCCGCCAAACGATGGGATGTTGTAGTAGGGTAACGATTATTCCACAAGGTAGATTGGATAGCCTTCCCGACAAAGAAATTGATTGAAGGTCGCTTCGCGTACAGCTTTTCGAAATCTGCTTTGCGCTCCTCATAGTTAAGTGGCACGTGCTGTGGCACAGTAACCACTGTACTAGTCAGATAAGCAGGCTTAACTAGCTGATGTTGCTCATCTTGTTTAGCCCTCGCCTCACGCATCGCTCGGATTTCCTCATCATCAAGTTTCTTGCTTTGTGGATTTCTGGCATTTCCCGTCCCAATTGCTGGTCCTTTAAGAGACGGGTTTGTGAACACTCTCCTGTCGAGAATACCCAACATCGTTTTTCGCATCTGCGCATTCTCCGGTGATATCCTGTTGTAGGCATGCCTTGTCTCGCAATAATCATTGTAGGCTGTAGCCGATCGCTCCAAACCCATTGCGACGTAAGCTTCATAGCTCAGGCACGTGGAACAATGCCTCCGTACATTCAAGACTTTCAACTCTGGTGAATCGAATAGTTTGGGCTTGCCATCCGTCACGTCAGCCTCACTGTCAACGACAGTGGAATTACCAGAAGAAAGATCTTCTGAGCTAGCGATACTGGACTCTTCATCTGAATCCGCAAACGGTGTATTTGTGTAAAGTGAACTCTCCTCACCCGGCTCTTCCTCCTCCGGCAATGACTCCAAACTCCCCAGCAATGGTCGCAGAACATGCCAATCTTGTGGTGGTAATCTTCTATCCAACAACTTCGGTCTCTTAGGATCCTTGTAATCCATCAAATGCGTCTCAACAACGATTCCGTTCGGTTTAGCGATATCCTTCACGCGATTCTCGTAGACTTCCAGGAAATGCTTTGTTTGAGACGCTTGAACGAACTCCACTCCCCACACTCGACGGTTCCAGTTGGTGTTGGCCAAGAAAGGGAAACGCAGCAAACCGCCTTCGATTTTGGGTGACATATCCATCGCTTTCGAACCCAGTTTCACCGCCCAACTGTCGATCCAGTTACAGAACTTGTGCCAGAAATTGGCGCCAGGATCGGCACCAACTTCCCATGAAATCCCGTAGCCCCTACCTGTTTTGCAGTCATGTACGATTGCATTGATGGCCGGGAATACATAAACAGGGTCACGGTGATTGACTAAAGCTCGATTGCGGTCGGCATAACGTGTTTTCCAAGTTTTATCAGAGAAACGGATAAGGTGACCAATGGTTTTGTAAAACAACTCGCCTTTGACACTGTCGTACGATTTCGATTGTAAATCGGCTGTAGCGACTATCTTAGCAGCATGCAAGACCACTTTGATCAACCAAGCCTGATCTCCCACTGGGAAGTACACGTGCTCATCGGTCATGAATTGTCTCATCTTCCCCCACTGATTCTCTGGTTTGTCATTCGGAAGGACCTTCGCATACTGAAACATCTTGACGTAATGATCTACTCGGATCGGACAGGTCGCGGGTTGACCTCGGAAAACTCTCGGTAATGGCATCATGGCATATTCCCGTTCAACTATGTACTCGGGTCTGGCAACATGGTAACTGTAGAACATCTGCAACCTCAGATGACCTTTCTTGAAAACAACACCGCCGTTCCAAGTCACTTTGCCGTAAGCATCGGTGACCGAACTGATCAGAGTCATTGTAGGATCGAAAGGTTGTTCATACTTACCTCCTTCGTCGCCCTCCGGGATGTAGATCAACACTGGTCCATTCTTGCCTTGCTGGACTCGCCAGTCGGCGAAATCAGGGTTGGGCGATTGATTGAATTCAGTAGCCAACAAGGGGAAAATGTTTGACATGCCGATGCACACTACCTCTGGATTATCCTCCTTCATCTTGATCATGAATTCGGGTGATAGGTAATGACCACTTTCATCACAGAAGACCATAGGGGTCGTGATACGTGGTAGATGCCAAACGCCATCCGGAACGGTGCTGGTGCCAGCATAACGCCCAATGTCCTTGAAATCTACGATCGGATTGACCAGTGTAAGCTTGAAATGGTCCACCCCATAGAGGGAATCAACGGCACTCTTCACCATAGCGAAATGTTCCGGTTTCATTCCCAAAAATGTACAGTCGGATTTGATGAACTTGGGCAGCTCACGCTTGTAGGTGTGACGACGAATAGCTGCATGAATAGGGTGCGGATGCGGTATCACGTTGAATTTCGACCAAGGTATTGCCAACTCCTCCATCATGTGCTGGTTCTTCACCGGAATCTGATACGGGCAGATAGCGCTAACCTCCTCAACGCCATCTCGGATTAAAGGTTGAACCAACCTTTCAGTAGCTCCGCGAATCTCAGGTGAATAAAACTGACGCATCGCATCGTCCAAGCTGGGAGCAGCTGGGCGACCAAAGTAGACATCGTCGACACCGGGTCCAGCGAGCAAGGCTTCCTCAAGCTCATCTGCGGAAAGAAATTGATTGACAACAGGCTTCACGATTTTTCCAACCCTGACTTTACGAGTGACGTAAACACGCTTGACCACTTTCACGACTGTCTCAACCTTCTTAAGAGTTCTTAAGAAGCGAGTCATCGGAATGTACAACTTCTTGTCATAATTGAAGTCGTACAGACCGCGCACATCGTGAATGTGGAACATAGTAGCGGATTGACGCTCAACACGAATGAACAATTCAGGGGTCTCAAACGCGGCTATTGAAAGCATCCATTTCTTGAGGTCACGACAGGTTATAGGCTGATCACCCGCCGGGCGATCAAGACAAGCGAAAGGATCCAAAAGTTTCTTCCAACAGTCACCGGGAGCTCCAAACATCACATCGGCATCGATTTCTTCCTCAAGCCACTCTCCTTCTTCGACTTCCTCGAACTCAATCGTATCTTCAACAACGTTGAAGTGATCTAGAGGACTAAGTAAATCACCAAGGGCTGTTTCCAGAACTTCATCCCACATTTCAGTATGCTCCCAATCTTCAGCGCCAATCTGTCGCGCTCTATCATGAGTGGTAACAATACTCCACTGTAGGCTTGTGGGCCAATCTCTCCTGCGAATAACATGAGAGCCTTGACCAACAAAACGTATCTGGGTTCCTCTTGGGCGAATTCCTTCTTGCTTGAAGTAATTGTCCACGGCACCTATTTGGGGACGTTCTCCCAAGGTAGCTATGGCTGTCTCCCGTTTCTTTTTGGGGACATTCTTCAGGTAACAAAGACCTGGTTTGTTGGCGATATTCCTCTTACCTCCACGAGTTCGTACACGTTTGACGGGAGTTTCAGCGCGAGGCGCTATATCATCCTCCTCATCAAGTTCAATGACAGTAGAGGATTCCAATCCAGAATAAGGATTAGGAAACTGCCTCTCGTCAGCGGAAACTTCAGCATTCTCAAACACTTCTTCAGACAATTCAGGCGAGGGAGTCCTAGCAAAATCCGTGTTGACGTAAAACAAGGCTCTACACATGTGACAAGTGTGATTCACCTTGCACCATTGTCGAAAACAAACGGTGCACATTTTGTGATCACATGGTAACATGCGGAAAGCGATAGTAGTCTCCAAACAGACATCACACTCCACCAACGGTATAAAATTTTTCCGAGGAACACAATCCTCGGGGCAAGAGACAACAGAAAACGTGGTTCCAAAACCATCCGGGTCACAACGGTGACACAAATCACTCCCATCTTCAGCGGGTAACTCAAAGCAGTCCAAACAGACACGGTGTTGCTCGAGCTCAGTGTAAGTTCCAAAGAACCAATACTTAGCATTCTCGCGAGCGGTGCCCGTCTTTGAAGCGGCGGCTCTGTGTTCACCACAACTAGGACAGTTGTGGCCGAAGAATTTCATGCGAGAAGGTAACCTCGCACGACAAGGCAAATGCCACCAACTCTTGGGCTCACTGACTTCAACAGCTTGCTCACAATGAGAGGGGTACTTGTGTGGGAATGTGCGCACAGCGCAACGACAACGGAAGTTATGGAGACCGCGTTCTGCCATCTCTCGCATCAAGCGAGGATTAAGCAGAGCGGGCATTGATATATGGTTAATATCAATAATCGAAAGG